GTTATTGCACACAGTGACACGTGGGAGATGCCGTGCCCATTCAACACTCTGAATGTCTCTCTTGTCGCGATAATATAGATCGTGATTGCCAGGAATAAAGTACACGTGGTCAAAGTTGTCATTTAAATGCTCCAATGCTCTCAAACTGTAGTTCAGCGTGACAATATTTATACTGGCTCGTGAGTTGTGCCAGTCGCCAAGAAACAAACAGGTTTCACAACCTTCTGCACGAGCTTTAGCAGTAGCCCATTTAATGAAATTCAAACAGTCATCGTTGTGTAAAACCGAATTGGACTTGAGTCCAAGATGGAGGTCTGTGAAAACTGCGGCTTTTTTAAATAGGTTACTCATCCCCTTATTATACTACTCATCCAAGCTAGATACAACCGGTCCGGACAGTTCAGCCATGGTACCGCGACTGGAATTTTGTCTACTCCAGGATGGTTCTAGGCCGTTCATTTCCAAGATGTCATCACGGATGTTTTGATTTTTCTTTTCCAAGTTCAAGATTCTGGTAAAGCTGTTGGTAATGGCTGCTGTGTAGTAGGCAAAAGGATTTTGACTCTTTGATTCATCAAACTGCAGGCCAATTTGGCTGAGTTGCAAGAGAGCTTGACCACGCATTTCTTCGTTGTAGCTGTAGCCACGCCAGTTTGATCTAGTAGCATAGCGTTCGCACAGCTTCATGAACATGGTGGCCAGCTTGCGGGTCATGGTGCCATGATCTTTGGAAAACTCTCCGGTGACCAAGTCGCCTCGCCAGTGACTCTTGCCCACCAAGTACGGCTCTCGATTGTCGTCAATTCGGTAGTGCCAAAAAGGCGGAAAGTTCACTCGCATGTGAGTGGGATCTAGCATGGGTTCATCCAGCATGAGATCGGCCAAGGGATCATCGATTGCATCGTCAAAATCCAAGATGTCTTCGATCTTGCGTTTTTTGGGCTTGTTTTTGGGTACTTTTTTTGGAGCCATGGGAATGTGATCCCAGCAAGTGATGCGAAACACCAGATCGGTGTTGGGAATTTTCTTGGGATCTTGCTCAACACCGGTTTCGCGTTTCAGCCGGTCAGCACGATTTCTACGTGCTTCGGCCACGGTGCGAATGTTGATTTTGGTCACATCAGGCAGGATAATGTCATACTGATGATCACGGTCAGGATCAAGGTATGTGCAGTAGGTGTTTTTGCTGAGATGTATTTCTTTGAGGATATCTCGATTGTTGAGATAATTCACGCGAGGTGCCGCGGGCGTGGAGGATATTGACACTGATGGTTCTCCTGGGTATATATTTAGTATAACACATGATCGGGCGTTGTCAACCTGATTCATTATGTTGGGTGTTTATTTTCTGGGTAAATACAATATAGGATCAACCACTCATCATGTCAAATCAACAAACAGCCGCTGAATGGAAACAAGCAGCAGCCAACGCAAAAGCTGAATTACAATCGGTGTCTGCAAAAATTGATGCTGCAGAAGCTAATGTTTCCAAATTGGAAGATCGACAACGTGAGATTATGCAGCAACGAAATGCACTTTCGCGCGAAGGTGTAGGCATGAATGATCCTCGGGCTGCAGCCTTGAGAGCAGAATATTTCAGCGTAAGTGAGCAGGTACAACAACAAAAATCCCATGTTGGCGAGTTGGTGTCACAAGAAACAAAATTAGAAATCACAGTCAACAATGCCAACACCCAGGCTGCTCAGGCATCAACAGGCGCACCCAACACATCCTCCAACACTCCTCCTGCAACTGATCGACCCAATACCAATCCTGCCACAGTTGCGCCTGCCAATGCTGTGCCTCCACCAGATATCAGCACACCTGCAACAACTAGCACCAGTCCTCCTATTTCTATATCCACGCCCGACGGAACATTCTTGTTCAATAGTCAGGCAGAATATGATGCCTGGGCAGCAAATCCCGGTGACTACGCACAGTCCTTTGTGGGCAATGGGTATGTTGTAAACAAAATAACACTACCACAAACAAATGATGCAGTTGACACAGCCGAATATCGCACCGCTGTGGCCAATGCCGAACTTGCAGCATATGGGGTAGAGACGGCCCCGCCGCTGCCGCCCACGGCAGAACAAATTGCTGCAGAAGACCTGGCAGTGTATCCCAATCAGGCTGTGAGCGTGGAAGATCGCAATCGCATAACTCAGGCGGAAATTGCTGCATCAGACCTGGAAGTGTATCCTCGTGATGTGCCTTCTGAAGAAGACCAGGCCATGTTTGAGCAAGAGAAAGCTATACGAGCGGCACAAGCTGAACAAGCAGCTGAATCTTATGGTGGTGCGTCTGCAGCAGAAAATGCTGCGTTGACACAGGCCCTGGCCGATAACGCACGGTTTCAACAAACCATTGCCGGTCAGAGAAAAACACAAAACAATGGCGACTGGCGAGTACGCCTGAGATTGGCACCGCGAGCTGAGTATCTCTACCAGGCTCGCCCACCTGGAGAAATCCTCGCACCCTTGGCAGATTCGGATGGTGTGATTTTTCCCTACACACCACAGATCTCCACAGCCTATCGTGCCAACTACAGCACAGCTGATCTCACACACAGCAACTATCGTGGCTACTTTTATCAAAACAGCTATGTGGATGCTGTGACTCTACGCTGCCCGTTCACAGCTCAAAGCACTGCCGAAGCCAACTATCTCCTGGCAGTGATACACTTTTTTAGATCAGTGACCAAGATGTTTTATGGCCAAGGCCCGCACCTTGGCGCGCCTCCGCCCTTGGTGTATCTGTCGGGTCTAGGCCAGTATCAGTTCAACGAGAATCCCTGTGTGGTCTCCAGCTTTGAATACAACCTGCCCAGTGATGTGGACTATATTCGTGCTGGCAGCAGCAACATGAATCAAACCAACATGCAAAATCTTCGACCCAGACAAACCGGTGGCAACAGCAGTGTGGGTGCTTTTGGTTCATTGTTGGGCGGTGCCTTGGATCGCCTGGCTGCAGCAGGTGTCAACAAAGGTGCTGTGAATTCTACACCGCCCACACCAAACTTTGGCCTGGGCAATCCCACGTATGTGCCCACCAAAATGGAAATCTCCATTACCTTGTTTCCCATGCAGAGCCGGACTCAAATCAGCCAACAGTTCAGTGTTCGAGATTTTGCCAACGGTAAATTGCTCAAAAGTGGAGGATTTTGGTAATGGCCACTTACAATTCCACCAGTCCTTACTACACCACTGAGTACAGTCAGTTTTTCCTGGATGTCATGACCAATCGTGCCATACCCATGCTTGCAGACGATCAGTTGTTTGTAATCAATCAAACCTATCAATATCGTCCGGATTTGTTGGCGCATGACCTCTATGACACCGCCGGGCTGTGGTGGGTGTTTTATCAACGCAACCCCAACACACTCACAGCACCGCCCTTGGACTTTCGCTCAGGCGTGAGAATCTACTTGCCCAAGATCACTACCCTGCGTTCCACACTGGGGTTCTAACACATGGCAACACTAGCAGAAATTCAAGCAGCCGGCGATGCGGTAATGGCTCTGACCAGCGAATTAAAAATTGCGAGAGAAGAATTCTTAGCCAGAATAAATGCAGTTGATCCTGCCAGTCCAACGGCCAAGGCAGAATTGGCTGCGTTGAAGTCTGAGTACCAGGCCACTGGCAACACGGTTGCTGCAAGACGTGAATCATTAGTCAATAACTTTACTTCATTGGCAGAACAAGGTGCTGGATTTTTTAACAAAAGCCAAGTTCAGGCAATTGTCAACCAAGTCACCGCTGACATAAAATCTCTTAATCAATCTCCAATTCCTGGCGCACTGGAAACATTAGACAAACAAATATCTCAAGCTGACAAACCACAAGAACCTGCACCTCCTGCTGCCAGCGCCGCTGATGCAGTGGCCACCAGTGGCGAGGGTGCCACACAAAATCCTCCTGCACCACCTGAAACTGCCGCAGGTCGTGTAACACCGACTCAAGCAGCCGCCCTGGCAGGCGGCACTCCTGCAGCAGACTCGGGCACCAATGCTCCCACAAGAACTCTGGCTCAAACTCAAAACGTGCCCGATTCGGGAGACTATGGTCCACCACCGTGGCCCTCTGACACCAATCGAGAAAAGCCCACAGCTGGTGGCCGACCCGGTGCGGGTTCTGCCAACGAAGATCAGTCAGGCACTCGCAGCGCCACTAAAATCATACTGGACAAATTTTCAGACAAGATAACACCTCGGAACAATGTGTTGGATCAGTATGCCAGTTATACCTACAGCATTTCCTGGTATCTCCTGCAACCGGGTGCCTATCAAAAAATACTACAATCAAAAAAAGCCACCCTTCAAGGGTTTCAACTGTTGATGCAGAGTGGCGGTGCACCGCCGGCTGAAAACATAGTGACCGAAACAGAATTGGTCAACATTGGCGGTCGCAATGCTAGATTTCCCTTGGATTACTATCTTGACAACCTGGAAATAAACAGCGCCATTTCGGGTGGTCGAACAGGGTCGGCACACAATGTCACAACATTCAAATTCACAGTGACTGAGCCCAATGGTATCACACTTTTAAACAACTTGTCTCTTGCGGTAAGAGATCTCTATCCGTCGGGCATGAAATATGAATGGGCTCAGTATGGCTTGATCATTAGATTTTATGGCTATGATGAACAAGGCAATCTAGTGCAGGCTCGTCAGCCCAGCACCATGGTCACTGACCGATCTGCTGTGGTTGAAAAATTCTATCCTTTCATAATAACAGGTATTCAATTCAGAGTGGCCAGTCGACTGGTGGAGTACACCGTGGAGGCCGCGGCCTTGCCTCAAGTGGTTGGAGCTAGTACAGCTCGTGGCACAGTGAAAGAACAAATGAGACTATCAGGCAGCACCGTGTCAGATCTCCTGGGCGGTTTCAGTGATGCTTCGGCACAGGCTGCTGCAAACACAGCCACAGATGGTAGACCCAGCACAACCGACCCTGCACCTGGTGCAGATCTGCTCATGAAACAACAAGCAGCCATGGCGGCTGGCACTGATCCCAATGCTGTCAATCCCGACGGTATGGCCTTTGGTGGCGGCGGAAATTGATAACAGGAGTTAAATAACATGCCAGTTGAAGAGTGGCGCCTCAAACAGTTGCAAAATCAGTTGCCCCAGCGCAAAACGGCTGCTGCTCCTACGCCTGTTCCGCCCAAGGCCAATGCTGCGCCCCGTCCCAGCTCAAAAAATACTGTGACTGGACTCATGGCCTCGCTCAATCAATTTCAGCAAAAATTAACAGGCACTGTTCAAGACATAGCCGACATTTACGAAATTGAGTTTGTGCCAGCTTCGTTGGCTCAGGCACGAGTGACCAAATCTGGCAGTGACAAATCCTACACTTCCATGGCTCCAGCTACCACTGCAGGCACTCAACTGGATCCCGACCAGCAAAGTGTTGATACTACCACTCGCGAGTGGCAGGTCACCGCAGGCACGCAAATTGTGCAGTTGATTGACATGATCATGCGCAACAGCACCTACATCACAGACCAGGCCAATGCTGCCATCACCGAGAATGAACAAGAAAACAAGAATCAAGTTCCTTTGGGAAATTTAGGCTGGTACAAAATCAACATAGAAGCTACACCGTTGCAGTTTGATGCTCGACGCAATGACTATGCCTATCGTGTGAAATTCATTGTGTCGGCCTATGGCATAAATCGCATGGAAAGTGAATATTTTCCCCGGGGAACCTTGCGTGGTCTGCACAAAGATTACAACTACTGGTTCACGGGACTGAACACCCAGGTTCTCAATTATGAGCAACAGTTTAATTCGCTCTACTACATTGCACTTTCTAATCCTGACAAATTGGTAGAAGCACAACTAACACAAGACAGTAGAGAAATTTTGCCAAGACTCTACACCGGTACCAACAATCAAAGCATACAAGGTGCTCAAGGCCGTGCCAATGATCCAGGTGCCAGTGCTGCTGACTACTTGTACAGCACCGCTGACTTGAGTGAGGTCAAACTGAGAATCATAGGAGATCCTGCTTGGCTCCAGCAAGGAGAAGTGGGCAGTGGGGTGGCGGCTACTGATTTTTGGTTTGAACCATTCAATCGAGATGGCACCATCAACTTTGATGCCAGTCAAATCACATTTGGAGTGACTTGGAATCGTGCACAAGACTATGATCTCAACACGGGCCTGGCCGATCCCAATGCAGGTAACAAAAACAATTTGCCCAGAGAAAGCTCCACATACATAGCTACAGAGGTTCGTAGCATTTTTCGCGCAGGCAAATTTGAGCAAGAATTATCGGGCAAATTGTTGATAGTTCCCTTGCCAACCAAAGCTCCGGTTGCCAGCCAGCAACGGGCTGCAGCGCCTGCAGCAACACCGGCTGTGAGAAAAGCACCAGTGGGATCACTAGAAGCTGTGAGAGAAAAAATACAACAAGCAACCACACCTGGCCAAGTGTTTAACACAACCTTGAAAGAATTGCCCGGAGCATTGGCAGCCAGAAACGAAGTGATATCTGGTAGAATTGCCCCGGATAATGCCCGGGCTGTGCTGGAAAATGGTAGTGAACGAGACATAAATGCATTTGGTGGTCGATCATTTTTGGAAAGCATTGCAAATACCCCATCCCCACCGCCCCCGCCCAAACTACCAGGTGGTGTGGAAGACTGGCGCAGAGCACAATTAAACAATCAGTTACCGCAACGCATGTCTAGAGACTTTGACCCAGGATAAAACATGGCAGAGAATACGCAAAGAAGCACAGGACAACCGGCTGGATTCAAACTGGATCGTGGCGGCATGGCCTCACAAACTGGTCCGTTTGTGGGCACAGTGGTCAACAATGTAGATGCCACTAGATCCGGTCGTCTGCAGGTGTACATTGAAACATTTGCTGGGCCCAAGCCCAAAGGACTACCACTGTGGAACACCAAACAGAGTTTATGGCGCACAGTGAGATATTTGTCACCGTTTTATGGATCTACCCCACCGGTTTCAGGAGTCAAGGGCCCTGTGGACAATCCTGGAAAGTTCTTGCAGAGCAATCCCCACAGCTATGGCATGTGGTTCACACCCCCGGATCTTGGCACCGAGGTGTTGTGCTTTTTTGCCGAAGGTGATCCCAACAAGGGCTACTATCTGGGCTGCATAATCGACACCGGTATCACGCACATGATTCCTGCTGTGGGTGCCAGCACCAAATATCAAACTGACAACGCAGCCCAGGCCAGTTTGTTCGACGGTGCCAGCACCTTGCCTGTGACCGAAATCAATCCTGACAACGAAAAAATATCCAAGGATCCTAGATTTTTTGATCAAGTTAGGCCAGTGCACAGTGTAGTAGCAGCAGCCATGTTTCAACAAGGTACCTTGAGCGACACACAGCGTGGCCCTATTGGCAGCACCAGTCAGAGAGAAAGTCCCAGTGCCTGTTACGGAGTCAGCACACCCGGCAAGCCCATATACCTCGGGGGACAAACACAAAAGACCTTGAAGGCAGATCTCAAAAGTGGCAAAGTTCGACCACAGGATCTACAAGTGGCTGGTAGAATGGGTGGTCACAGCTTGGTCATGGACGACGGTGACATTGAGGGCAACGACTCCTTGGTACGCTTGAGAACAGCCACTGGCCATCAGATCACCATGAGTGACGACGGGAACTTTTTGTACATCATTCATGCCAATGGTCAAACCTGGCTGGAATTTGGTCAAGAAGGCACTGTAGATGTGTATGCCACCAATTCAGTCAACGTGCGAACTCAAGGCACTCTTAACCTGCATGCCGACGAGGATGTCAACATCTTTGCTGGTGGTAAATTTTCAGTGCATGCTGGCAGCAACATCACCATGGAGTCCAAGGCGAGTGTGAACATTTCCAGTGGTGCTGGCATGACCTTGGCTGCCAAAGCCAAACTGGGCATTCTTGCCGATGGCAGCTTGGCCCTGGTCAGTGCCACCGGATCCTGGAATGCCGGATCGTCTTTGAGCTTGGCCGCAGGGGGCATTGATCTCAATGGTGCTGCCACAGAATCGGTCACAGCCCCTGACGCCTTGCAGCTGAATCTCATGCCCGAAGCTGTGTATGATTCTGCCATTGGCTGGTCTGTGGAAGCCACAGGACTAGAAAGCACTGTGACTCGTGCGCCCACTCACGAACCCTGGCCCTATCACAACACCGGAGTAGCAGTATCGGTAGCATTAGAACCCGGTCAACCTGCCACTCCTCCTAACACTCCGGACCTGCCGCCCGGAGTCACCATCACAGCTGGGCCCACGGTAGTATAACATGGCCAAGTTTACATTTCTCTCAGTGACTGGGCAGTTGTTCTATGTGGATGCACCAGATGGTACCACTGTGGCACAGGCTCAATTCATTGCCGATCAGCAGTTTGCAGCTGGTGCGCTGGCAGGCCTGCGTCCAGGAGATGCTATTTCAGCTCCGGGTTACGATGTGGTGAAATTTGCCCTGAGTCGACTGGATCGCGGCACAGCCGGTGTAGGCGACACACCCTTGGTGGCACTCAACAGCGGCACCACCATCACGGCCTTGCCCCGATTGAACAATGTGCCTGTGCAAAATGCCATCACCGCCAGTGACTATGTGGCACAAACCCCTGTGACACAATCTGTAGGCCCTCTCTCTCCTGCCCAAGTTCAAGGTTTGCTGGCTGCAGCAGCTAGATCAGCCGATCAAGCCGCTGATGTCATGACCGATCAAGGCATCGGCAAATACAAGCTCACTGCACCGCAACTGGAAGAAATGGGATACCTCAAGCCCGGCACCTGCTGCAGATATCTTGACCTCTGCAATGATGACACCTATCAACCACCTGTGAAAGGAACCTGACCATGGCCAGTTTGTTTGAAAGTGTGATGAAAAGTTCCAATGTGTGGACCGGCAAAGACGGAGTAAAAGGTGTTCAAGATCTCTTGGGCAACAGTCAGTTGCAGGACAAAATTCAAGGTGACTTGATCAAAACCAATTACACCAAGTTGGTGGATTCAGGTGCCATCCAACGGGCAGCTGAACCTGTGAAAAGTTTGTTAGGCAAAGTGATGTCTGACACTGGATTCAGCAAAGTCACTAGCAATCCCTTGGGTTCCTTGGATGGACTAAAAGATTCCCTGTTGGGCAATGGAAAATCTTTGGGAGACACCTTGGGTGGTATCAAAAGTTCATTAGGCGGATCCTTGAGCAGTTTCAAGTCGGCTTTGAGTGGTGCCGGGGTCGATTTGGCCACAGGACGTGTGGCTGCTATAGATGCACAAGCTCCGGCAATCACAGCCAAGATTGATGGTATCATTGGTGGACTGGATGTGGAAAATAAAATTTCCGGAATCAAAGGTTCATTGGGCAGCACATTGTCTGGATTAGCGTCATCCGGCAAGTCCATGGCTTCGGGATTTGGTTCCTCACTTACTGCCGCCGGAGTTGACATCAAAACTGGATCGGTACCTGCCATTGATGCAGCATTTGCGTCAGGTGGTGCATCGGGGGCCTTGGGCGCTTTGGCCAACTTGACAGGAATCAAAGGCGGAGTTCCGGCATCGTTTGCCAGTAAGATAGATGCCATCAAGGCCGAAGTTGAAAGTGATACCGGCCAACCTAAAAAAATCAATCAGTTCAAACTGGCCAAACTGTTGGATGCTCCATTGTTGCCACAACTGGGACCTGATGCCACTCTTGGTGATGTCAAGAACATGGTAACTGGAAAACTTGACAGTCTCAAGTCCAGTAGTGCTGCGGCAGCTAATGATTTCAAATCATCACTTTCGGCAGCCGGTGTGGATGTTACCACTGGCAAAGTGCCTGCCATTGACGCTGCATTTGCTTCGGGGGGCATATCTGGTGCTGTGTCAAGTCTAGGTAAAGTTATGGGATCAGTTTCCTCCAGCGGCACAGCCAAGCTGGGCGGTCTCTTGGAAAATGCCAGCAAATTTGGCGCTGGCACTGCCACAGACTGGGCCAAGGGTGCATTGCCCTCGGGCAATCTAGCTGCCAGCATGAACAGCTTGGCCAAACAAGGTGAGTTTGCTGTGAATTTCCCTGAAATGAAGTTGCCGTCTGCTGTGACTGGTCCGGCACCTCTGGGTGCGTTTGGCGGCACTGTGGACCGATCAACCCTGGATTCGGCCATGAGCAAGATTGTGGGCAGCGGCAAAATTGGCCTGCCTGCATTTGGCGGAAATTTTGAACAAGCCTTGGCCAGTGGCACCAAAGACGAAGATCTCACTTATACCGGCAATGACAACATTGCATGGGATCGTGTGAATGGTGAACGACTGCGTCGCGGCTTGCCCAGTTTGACTGAGCTGGGCTACCCTCGTCCGCCAGACCTTCCTCCGCGCTCGCCAGATTATAATTAAATACACATTATGACCACATTCATTGGATTCAACACCATAGACCAGCCCAAGAAGTTCACACTCACAGACTTTGAGCTAATCAAGCGTGACCTACTAAACGCCTTCAACATCATACCTGGACAGTTGGTGGGCAGACCCAGCTATGGCTGTGCTCTGTGGAGCTTTTTGTTTGAGAATCAAGTACAGGCCACAGAAACTGCCATGCTGGCTGAAATACAGCGTGTGATAGCCGGTGATCCTCGACTGTTTCTCAGTGATGTGCAGTTGTTTCCCCAGGAAAACGGTATCCTGATACAGTTGGCCTTGAGTGTGGTGCCCAGTACTGATGCCGAACGACTCAACATATTTTTCAACCAAGAAACACGCCGAGCCTCATACGTATAACTACGCCGTTTATTTCCGCCATAAATAATTCAACACGGAATACACATGGCAAAAACCACTAGA